GAGATTTTAGGTTTTAAATACGACAATAGAACAGAACCTTTCTCAGGTGCATCAGGTGCAACTCACCCAGTTTTAGCTGAAGCTGTTACACAGTTTCAAGCGTTAGCATACAAAGAATTATTACCAGCTGATGGACCAGTAAGAACACAAATTCTAGGAGCACCGTCTGCAGAAAAAACAAGTCAAGCAGAACGTGTTAAAGATTACATGAATTATGAAATCATGGAGAAGATGAAAGAATACGAACCTGAGTTTGACTCTATGTTATTTCATTTACCACTTTCAGGTAGTACATTTAAAAAAGTTTACTATGATGAAATGGAACAAAGAGCAGTATCAAAGTTTGTTCCAGCAGATGATTTAATTGTTCCGTACACAGCTACCTCATTAGATGATGCGGAAGCAATTATTCATCGTGTAAAAATTTCAGAAAACGATTTAAGAAAACAACAAGTCGCTGGTTTCTATAGAGACATTGAAATTGGAAAACCTGCGGACAAAGAAACTGATGTTGAACAAAAAGAAAGAGAACTCGAAGGAGTTTCTAAAACTTCAAACGAAGATGTTTATACTTTGTTAGAATGTCATGTTGATTTAGATTTAGAAGGTTTTGAACATACAGATCAAAATGGTGAGCCGTCAGGAATTAAGATTCCATATATCGTAACTCTTGAAGAAGCATCAAGAGAAATATTATCTATCAAAAGAAACTATGAAATAGGTGATCCGAATAAAAATAAAATACAATATTTTGTACACTTTAAATTTTTACCGGGTTTAGGTTTTTATGGTTTTGGTTTAATTCACATGATCGGTGGATTATCAAGAACAGCTACAGCTGCATTAAGACAATTGCTAGACGCAGGAACTTTATCTAATCTACCTGCCGGATTCAAGATGCGTGGTATCAGAATCAGGGATGATGCACAATCAATACAGCCAGGTGAATTTAGAGATGTAGATGCACCAGGTGGTAACCTAAGAGATTCTTTCATGATGCTTCCGTTTAAAGAACCATCACAAACATTACTATCATTGATGGGTGTTGTGGTTTCAGCAGGACAAAGATTTGCATCTATTGCTGATATGCAAGTTGGAGAAGGCAATCAAAATGCTGCAGTTGGAACTACAGTTGCATTATTAGAACGTGGATCAAGAACAATGTCGGCGATTCACAAAAGAATTTACTCTGCTTTAAAAAATGAATTTAGAATTATGGCTAGAGTATTCAAGTTATATCTACCTCAAGAGTATCCGTATGATGTAGTTGGGGGTCAAAGAATGATTAAACAATCCGACTTTGATGATAGAGTAGATATATTGCCAGTTGCTGACCCCAACATTTTTTCACAAACACAGCGTATATCCCTCGCGCAATCAGAACTGCAGCTGGCACAATCTAATCCACAAATGCACAACATGTATCAAGCGTACAGAAATATGTACGAAGCATTAGGTGTAAAAAATATTGATCAAATATTAGTAAGACCACAACCACCACAACCAATGGATCCTGCTTTAGAACACATACAAGCTTTAGGTGGTGGACAGTTTCAAGCGTTTCCAGGTCAAGATCATAGATCACACATTACAGCTCATTTAAATTTTATGGCAACTAATATGGCTAGAAATAATCCGATGGTTATGGCAAGTTTAGAGAAAAATATTTTTGAACATATTAGTTTGATGTCACAAGAACAAGTCGAGTTAGAATTTAGAGATGAGTTAATGCAGTTACAACAAATGCAAATGCAGGCACAAGCTAATCCGATGATGGCTCAACAGATACAAATGCAAGTTATGCAGCTAACACAAAAGATTGAAGCAAGAAAAGCTCAACTGATTGCTGAAATGATGGAAGATTTTATGAAGGAAGAGAAGAAAATTACTTCACAATTTGATAATGACCCTATCGCTAGTCTAAGATCAAGAGAATTAGACCTTCGAGCACAAGAAAATGCTAGAAAAGAGAAGGAAGGTGAAGACAGAATAAACCTTGATAAGATGAAAGCTATGATGGCACAAGAAAATCAAGAAGAAAAACTAGAACAAAACGAAGAATTAGCAAATTTAAGAGCTAATACGTCAATTCAAAAGACAGTTTTAGGAAAAACTTTACCAAGTTCAGACCAAATGATGCCAAAAGTAGATATAATTAGGAGTGAAAACTAAAAAATGGATAAAAAACAGAAAAAAGTTGCAAAAGTGATGAGAGAGTTTAAAAAAAAGAAGCTTTCTATCGGAAAATCTGATAAGAAAGTAAAAAATCGTAAACAAGCGATAGCAATTGCTTTGAATGAAGCAGGAATAAGGAGAAAAAATGGAAAAACTAGACAAAATAAAAGAAGTTAAAGTTGGTGAGCAGCAAACTGAGATTGATCCTAGATCAAAAACTACTGCAGACAAAGCTTACAACTTAATTGGCACTGGTGGACCTGAAGAAGAAGTACAAGGTCAAGGCGCAGTGTTACCAGAAAAGAAAAGAAAATCTAAAGCGTACTAATTATGTGGTTCAGTGCTGTTAAACTAGGTCTAAACGCTGCAACACACATATTTAAAAAGCGTCAAGAGACTAAAATGCGAATGGCAGACGCACAAGCTGCACATGCAGAGCGTATGGCAAAAGGAGAGTTGGAATACTCTGGAAAATTACTAGAAGCAAGACAATCGGACTGGAAAGACGAATTCGTTCTCGTAATTCTTACGCTGCCAATTTTAGTGATTGCCTGGGGGGTCTTCAGCGACGATCCGGGTGCAGCAGAAAAGATAAAAATGTTCTTTGAACAGTTCCAGCAGCTCCCGTCATGGTTCACAAATTTGTGGATCCTTGTAGTGGCGTCAATATATGGTATAAAGGGAACGCAAATATTTAAAAACGGAGGTAAAAAATAATGGCAAATCCAAGATATAATCAACAAGTAACGAACAGACGTGGTGCTATGGGTGGCGGACGTATGAAAAAAATGGGTGGCGGAATGACAAGAAAAATGTATTCCAAAGGAAATCCAAAACCTGATTTTTTAGACATAGATGGAGATAAAAATAAAACTGAGCCTATGAAACAAGCAGCTAAACAAGCTAAAAGTTCAAGAATGATGGCTAAAAAAGGTTCTATTCCACCGCAACTTAAAAAATTTATTGAAGCTAAACAGAAAAAGAAAAAACAAAAAAAGCCCGGAATGATGATTATGGCTATGAAGGGTAAAAAATAATGACTAAACTTTGTCCAAGAGGAAAAGCAGCAGCGAAGAGAAAGTTTAAGGTATATCCGTCTGCATATGCGAACGCATATGCCAGTAAAATCTGTGCTGGTAAAATTAAAGATCCATCTGGTGTAAAGAGAAAAGATTTTAGAGGCAGTAAAGCTGAAGGTGGTTTGATGGGTGAACTTAATAGAACTGACAGAGGATATAAAAAGGGTGGTTTCGTTGCTAGAGGTTGTGGAGCAATAGATCCTAAAAGAAAAAAGAAAACGAGGATAGTATAATGGCTGGAGATATAAAAAACTCTGATAATAAAAAATTTAAAAAACGTGGACCAAGTGCACGTTTAAAAGAGAAAAAAGATTTTTTTATAGTGATTGACGATACATCACCAAAGTCAACCAACGAATTATTTGAAATAGTTATGCCAGAAAAAAAAGCTAAAGGTGGACGAATTGGTTTAAAATCTGGATCTAAAGGTTGTAAGTTAGCTAAAAGAGGCAAAGGAAGAGCTTACGGAAAGAATTCGTAATGGCCAAAAATGGTCTTGATAAATGGTTTGCTCAGAAATGGGTAGATATTGGCTCAAAGAAAAAGGATGGGTCCTTTGCAAAATGTGGCCGTTCCAAACAAAAAAAAGACGCAAAACGTAAATATCCAAAATGTGTGCCACTTGCAAAAGCAAGAAGCATGTCAGAAGGACAGAGACGTTCAGCCGTAAAAAGAAAAAGAGCGGTTGCACAAGGTGTTGGTGGTAAACCAACAAATGTAAAAACAATTGTGAAAAGAAAAAAGAAAGCAAGCGGTGGACCAGGAGGAACAACAACTCCATACTTCGGTAGATCAATCAAAGGAAGTTATGGCGGTGTAGAGCTATCAAATCCATCTTATAGAAAATATTATAAGGGAATGTTAGACTAGTGAGAAAACAAGATAAGCAACCACCTAAAACTAAAAAATATTTTAGACCTACCAAAAAAGGTGCAGGTATGACTAAGGCAGGTGTTGCAAAATATAGAAGAGATAATCCTGGATCAAAATTAAAAACTGCTGTTACAGGAAAAGTAAAACCAGGATCTAAAGCTGCGAAGAGACGTAAGTCCTTTTGCGCAAGAAGTGCCGGACAAATGAAAAAGTTTCCTAAAGCTGCAAAAGATCCTAATTCAAGATTAAGACAAGCAAGAAGGAGATGGAAATGTTAAAATGGCTTAAAAAAATATTTGGTATTGATAAATTAGATTATAGAATTAGACTATTAGAGAGAGCAAGATATTGGAAGGAGAAATATGCAAAAACAAAAAAATAAAATAAAGAAAGTTGTTAAAGCTTTGAAAAAAGCTTCTAAAGCACATGCTGGTCAAGCTAAAATATTAAAAGGAGTTATCAATGGCAGACCCAAAAAAGGGAACAGGAAAAAAGCCTAAAGGCTCTGGAAGAAGATTATACACAGACGAAAATCCAAAAGATACAGTCAGTATAAAATTTGCTACACCTGCAGATGCAAGAAAAACTGTTGCAAAAGTAAAA